TATGATATTAATCCTATATCCAGAATCATCTTTCCTTATGATGCATCTGATGTAACGATGGCAGCTCTCCACAGCTCTATAGCATTTACTGAAGTTATGTTGGCTACTCGTTACCAAATGGGATCACCAGTTGTTACAGGCATAGATCAAGAAGTTCCTAATTTACGCTGGGGAGTGGATCGTTTAATTTCTTTGCCAGAAGGCTCATCCATGTCCTTTGTTGCACCTCCTTCAAATATCAATTCTATGTTGGAAAGTATTAAGCAGTTATTAAATGTTACTGGACAAAATCATTCACTATCAGTTAGATGGGGTGAGCAAGGGCAAGTGCCAAGTGGACAAGCATTGAAGATTTTAAATATGGAAAATATGGAATCCAGAGAATCAGATATACCTATGTTTCAAGATTTTGAAGAGATGAGATATAATGTTGATCGTAGGGTTATAGAAGTACATACTGGTAAATCTTTTGATGAATCATATGCTGTTGATTTCTCTGAATCTAAATATCCAGAAGAATGGAATGTAGAGAAAGATAAATTAATGTTTATGCTTGAGAATAATTTGATGGATCAGAAAGGATTGATGAAGTATTTTAATCCAGATATTACTAATGAAGAGATAGATATGAAGTTAGAAGAATTAGAACCAGAGGTAGCTGAAGAAGAACCAGCACCTCAATCACCGTTACTATCGGCATTAAAGCGTGGATAAAGAAAAAATAGCAGAAGAGTTCGCAAGAGCTGTACAGAAAGCACAGGCTCAAATGGTTGAGGATTTACTTGATCTTAAAAATTCTTTAACTAGAGAAGAGTTTATATCTTTAATTAGTACGCTTAATGTGGATAATTATATCTTTAATGAGGTAGGATTACAGAAAGATTTAGATAAGTATTTAGCATCTTATGAAGGTGTATTATCTGGTATGGAGTTTGTTGGCGAGGTAACAGAAGAAACATTATTAGCTTTGGTGCGATTAGACCAAGCAACTTTTACAAAGCAAATTAGTTCAATGGGTGAACAGATCATAGATGAGGCTGTTAAAGGAATTCTAGGTGGTAAGACAGAAAGAGAAATAGCTGAAAGTATGTTAGGTAATGTATTAAGACCAGATCAAGCAGAGACATTAGCAAATACTGCTTTAAATACTTTTGAGAGGAATGTAACTGCTGAAATGGCTGTAAATGATCCAGCTGATGCTACTTATGTTTATCAAGGGCCAATAGATGCTAGAACCAGAGACATATGTTTAAAAATGATGTCTGCTGGTAGCTTAACAAGAGATGAAATTGATTCACAGTATCCAGCAGCATTTGTTGATGGTGGTGGCTTTAATTGTAGACATAAATGGGCAAGAGAAACATCAGTATCTAAAAAACTTACTGATCCGAAAGAAGCAAAAGAATTTATTGATAAGAAGGGTGGATTTAAAAGAACACCATTAACCCCTCAACAACAGTTAGAACAGCGTGGCTAAAAAATTAAAAGATATACCAACCTTTACTAAAAAATTCTGGAAGAAGTTGGGCGATGAAACAGCAGACCGAATAAGGGTGCATACTACCAAAGGGGGCAAAGATGTTAACAATAAAACTTTCAAGCCATATTCGACGAATTACAGGGTAAGAAAGGCATCTGGTAAGTTTAAGAGGCAATCATCTACATCATCAAAGGTTGATCTACAGCTTACTGGAGACATGATGAGAAACTTACAGACTAGAGGATTCTCAAGGGATAATGTTGTTATAGGTTGGAGACAGGAAAATGCAGAGAAGATTGATTGGAATAGTAAGATGGGTAGAACTGTAACGAGTAAGCAAAGACCAGTATCTAAAGGTATAGAAAGATTTATTTTTAAAGAGGTTGATCTTGCTATTGCTAAAAATGCAAAAGAAGCAACAAGTAAACCAATCAATCTCAAAATCGGTAAATAAAAGAAAGGACTCAAGATAATGAGCGAGAATGAAGTACGAGATAATGTACAAGAGTTGGCTACTAACAGCCAGAATGAATCAGTATCTAGCAACCAAGATAACGATTTATTGCGAGAAGTAATGCAAAAAAAAGAAAGGTTGCAGAAAGCAGAATCTGAATTGGCAGAACTGAAAGGCAAGATGGAAGAAGAAAGAAAGGCACAGTTATCTAAAAAGGAAGAATGGAAAACCTTGTATGAGGAATCTAAATCAGAACTTGATAAGATAAAGCCAGAGTTAGAATCTTTTAAATTGCAAGAAGCTACTAATAAAGATAAAATGCTTTCAGAGTTCTCTGAAGAAGATAGGGAAACTTTTAAAGATATGAGCTACCAACAATTAAAAGTGGTTCATAGTAAATTAATTAATAAACAGATAAATGTTCCGAATGTAGACACATCAACAGCAGCTGGTTATCAAGGTTATGAAACACTAACAGATGCAGCTAAAGATGTGGCTAATGGAAAGCTGGATAAATCAAGTTATGCGAAGATCAAAGAAGCGTTTACATCTAAATTCAATTAACAATAATCCTACTACTGGTATGGATACTGGTGGTGTATCATCTGCAATATCTAAAGATGGTGAACATATCTATGTTAGTAAAGGTGAGAAAATACCTTACGAAGATGGATTTAGGATTTGTGTTGGACAAGAGAAAGCTCCTCAATGCAAGGATTTAATCAGTACCTTTAGCCATATATCTCAAGATCGTTGGGATGCTATATTTGGACAAAAGGATAAATAAAAATGGCAGCTGGAGATAGTGGGAATTTCGCTGGAGGACTTCTTGAGGTAATCGAATCAGAAGCTCTAATCAAATTCTCTGAAGCAAATGTAACAGTTCCTTTGGTAACTGTAAAAAATGAACCAAAAGCAGATCAGATAACTTTCATAGCATATAACTCTGGAAGTAATGTACTAACTAGTGCTGATGTAGCAGCTACTTCTGAAGGTACAGTAACACCTTCAACACAGTTGGATACAGAAAAGAAAACAGCTACACTAGATATGTATTCTGTAATGGTTCCAATCTATGATGAAGCACAGTTATCAAATGCTGATAATATTGCATCTAATGCTGGAGAGTTAATTGGTAATGCTTTAGCAGCAAAAGCTGATGGATTACTTAATGCTCTTTTTGATGGATTCTCAAATGCAGTTGGTGATGGATCAGCAGCTCTAACAGTAGATAATCTATTTGGTGCTTTATCTAGCTTGAAACAAAACTCTGCTATGGGGCAACCTAATGCAGTTCTTGATCCTAGACAAATCTGGGGAACTTATGGCGTTCATAATGATCTAGTAACAGCAGCACAATTTGCTGGAGCTGGAGTACAAGATGAAGGTGCTAGGACTGGTTTTGTTAGTCAGATTGCTGGTATAGGTATTCATTCATCACCAGAGTTTACTGTAGCATCTAATGCTGTTAAAGGTGGTGTATTTACTTCTGGTGCGTTAGGAATTGGATATGCTGGTGAAATGATGAGGGTTGAAGTCTACAGAGAAGGTTCATTCCTTCGTGATAATATCATTGGTTCTGGTTTCTGGGGAGTTACAGAGATCATCGATGGTTACGGTGTAGAAGTTCACACAAAGGTTAGCTAATAGCTGATGTAATAATGGGGAGAGGATTTCGGTTCTCTCCCCTTGTAAATTTTTTTGAGGCAATATGGCAATAGCAAATAAAAAAAGTTTTAATTCATTATTAAGAGAATATTTTAGTGATGTGGCTGGAATATCTTCTGGATCAAAAAGTTTAAATGATTCAATTAGATTGGGTTTGGAGGCTTTAGGATATTCTGGATCAATTAATAATATGCTAAAACAATGGTCAATCGAGCAAGGTGGAAGTGGTACAAGTATTAACTCTGCTTTAAAAAATGCTTATTTAGATATGCAAGGTGAACAAGGTAAGTCAATCAATACTCTTTCTGGAGAATATTTTAGCAATATTAATTGGAATACAATTTTAATAAAATTTGAAGATGAAGATCGAAAATGGTCTTTAATTGATTAAGAAAAACCATACGGAAGTGCCGTATAAATAATCTCATGGAAAGGAGAGTACAATGGCAAGTTTAGAAAATCAATCAGTAGCATCATCATATGAGCAGTTACTTCATGTAGATAGAGATGGTGGAGGAAATGGAACAACTCATGTAGCAGTGAAAGATGGAGACAATGGAACAACATTTCCAATTACACTAGCAACAGATGCAATGATGATAACAAGTAGTAATCGTTTAGAATTTGGAGATGATGGTACTTACATACATCAATCAGCAGATGGAGTTTTAGATTTAGTGAGTGATACAACATTAGAGCTTAATGCTGGTTCTGGTAGTATTAAAATAGATACAAATTCAAGAATCTCATTAAGTAACAATGATAATGGTGCATCAAATACAGTTTTTGGAAAAAATGCTGGTTTAGATTTAATTGTTAGTGGTGGAAATAATAACAATTTTTTCGGAGAGTTAGCTGGTACTAATGTTACCACTGGCGATGAAAATATAGCGATTGGTAAAGAATCTTTACAATCTGCTCAAACTGCTGTAGCTAATATTTCTATCGGTAACCAGTCTTTGCAAGATTTAACCTTTAATGGAGCTTCATATAATACTGCTGTAGGTTACCAAAGTGGATACGACCTAATCAGTGGTATTAAAAATGTATTTGTAGGAGCTTTTACAGGCTATGCAACTACTGATGTGGATAATACTGTAATTATTGGTTATAATGCTGGAGCAGCAAATATGACATCAGATGCAGATGGTACTGTGGCTGTAGGTACTTTTGCCCTAGATTCTTTAACCAGTGGAGCTAGAAATCTGGCTGTAGGCTACAATGCTGGTACTGGTATCACAACAGGAACTGATAATTGTCTAGTTGGATGGGGAGCTGGAGATGCTCTTGCTACAGCTGCAAGTAACAATACCATCATTGGTGCAGAAGCTGAAGCATCGAGCACTGGAGGAACAGATCAAATTGTAATAGGAAAAGCTGCTGTAGGTCAAGGAACTAATACAGTAGTTTTAGGCAAATCTAGCATTACAGCTGTTTATGCTGCAAGAAATGCAAGTGCATCAGTAGAAGCATCAGCATTTAATGTTGGTTCAGATAGAAAGTTAAAAAAGAACATAAGAGATACTGCTTTACAAGGCATTGATTTAATTGATAAAATGCAAGTTAGAGATTTTGAGTGGAAAGATAACGATGTTACTGTCAATGGTGGTCTAATTGCACAAGAGTTGGAAGCGATTTATCCAGACGCTGTTGGAAAAAGAAATGATGATGGCGATGATGGCGATACTACAATGACTATCTCAAGAGAAAGTATCGTACCTTTGCTAATAAAAGCAGTACAAGAGTTATCTGAAAAAGTAAAAGAGTTAGAAAGTAAATAACTAATAAGGAGTATTAAATGAACTGGGCAAAATATGCTGATAAAAAAGGAAAGTCAGCTAATTTTAAAAGTAAAGAAAGAGTTGTGCAACCAGCTATTAAACAGATTAAAGATGAAAATGGAAAAGTTGTTCAAAAAGCAGAAGCAGAAAAAAAGCAATCATATATTGTTATGATTCAAAAAAGATGGGATGCTGAAAGTGGCAAAGTGTTGCCAGATAATGAAGTTGAATATTCTCTTGAAGAACTAGAAACTGAAAAAGCAAGATGTGATGCTGCTATGGCAATGGCAAAAGAAAAATCTGATGGATTAGCATTGGCAATAGAAGATTATAAAAAACTTTAATTATCAATAATAGGGATTACAAATGGCAAAAAAGAAAAAAGAGCCTGTATTATTTAACATACTTGGTAAGAAATATAGTCAAAAGCAGATAGATGAAATGAAGCCAGAGGCAAAAACCATGCTTTCTCATAGGCAAGACCTTATAAACAAGATTGAAAGAGCAAATTTTAACCTAATACAGCTTAAATTTGGTTTAAAAGCCTTTGAAGATGGTTTGAAGGAATTAGGAATAGGTGAGTAAAGTTATTAAAAAAATAAAAAATGGAGATTTTAAAATTGTTAGTACAAGCTATAACATTCCTATTTACTATACTTATGTTAAGTAGTTGCAATAATGGCTGGTCTGTAGGGAATATAGACATTCACGCAAAAGATTCAATGTATACTTTTGTGGAGGTTTTAGATCAAGACTCTACTGCTCATTTTTATTCTGATCACATAAGATTCAACACTGATAACTGGTGTTTTGTTCATAATCGATGGGAAGTTGTTAGGAAAAAATGAGTGAGATCAAAACTGCAAGAAGTGTCACTGGTGGTATTGTGGATGATAATGCTTTTATCAGCCTTAATGTTCGCTACCTCGCAAGGCTTTGCATCTTTGCTGGGATACTTGGTTGGAGTGGATATGAACTCTTGGATCGGTTGGAAACTGTTGAAAGAAAATTGGATGAACAGAATGAGCAAATTGGAGAACTACTTGATAAACAAATACTTGCAGAACAGGCAAAAAGACAAAAGTTGGAAGAACAAATAATGTTTTATGAAAAAGAATTTAATATTAATCCACTATCGTGGGGTAAGAAGAGGAAAAAGAAGTAAATGGATATGATGGCTATATATGGTGAGGCTGGAATGATAGGTGTATGTGCTGCACTATTAATATATCTTGTAATGAATTTATCTAAAAAATCAGAAGCTCAAGCAGAATCATTAAAAAATTTAGAAGTTGAAAATAAAGGTCAATCTGAAAATATAGCTAATAGTGAAAGTATTTTATTAAAATTAATTAGTAGATGGAACGAATCTGATGCTGTAAGAGATAGAAGGTATGAGCAGACTATGGAAGCCATAAGTGATTTAGAAAAGCAGTTATCAAGGATGGATGGTATCATGTCTAGAATGAACGGAAATGGAAGAAATTGATGGAAAACAAAGAATATAGAACAGTATATGCAAGGCATGATGAAAAGTTAAAAAATATTTATTCTACTTTAAACAGAATAGAAAAGCATTTAGCAAAATTAAATGGCTCTGTAGGTAGACATGAAGTTGAAATAGCAAGAATTCAAGTTTGGGGAGGAGTAGCGTTGGTTACTTTTCCAATAATCGTAAGTACAATAATGAGGTTAATGTAATGTTAAAGAAAATGATAGCAGATGAATTATTAGGAGATGCAACAAAAGATGAATTAATTGATGAAATTAATAAAGCTGTTGATATTCCTATTATATCTGAAAAAACAGAAAAAGCTATATTAGAAGCTCTTTGGAAAATTATTAAAAAAGTTTTATTAGCTAAACTTGGTGTATAGTGGCTAAAGACCCCAGATTAACAAGGTATAGATTAAAAGGTTTTAATAAACCTAAAAGAACACCAAATCATCCTACAAAAAGCCATGTTGTATTGGCTAAAGAAGGATCGAAGATAAAATTAATTAGATTTGGTCAACAAGGAGCTAAAACTGCTGGGAAGCCTAAAAAATCTGATAGTGCTGCTATGAGGGCAAAGAGAAGATCATTCAAAGCTAGACATGCAAAAAATATCGCAAAGGGCAAAATGTCTGGAGCTTATTGGGCAAATAAGGTAAAATGGTAATGAAAATAAAAGGTGTAGATTTAAGTGGATTAACTAAAAGACAAATTTCAGCGATGAGAAGGCATTCCAAGCATCATACAGCTAAACATTTAAAGTCTATGGTTAGAGCCATGAAAAAAGGAAAGACATTTACTCAATCGCATACAATAGCCCAAAGAAAAGTGGGTAGGTAGTGGCTACATCTGAAAAAACTAAACCTAAACTATGGAAGAGGATTGTTGCATCAGTTAAATCTGGAAGTGCTGGTGGGAAAAAGGGAACTTGGACAGCCAGAAAGGCTCAATTAGCAGTACAGAAATATAAAAAAGCTGGTGGTGGATATAGGGGTAGAAAGTCTAGTAAAAACTCTTTATCTAAATGGAGCAAACAAGATTGGGGATACATAACAAAAGGTGATTCTAGAAAACCAAGAAAAAAAAGAGGCAGATACCTTCCAAAAAAAGTTAGAGAAGGTTTAACACCTAGCCAAAAGGCTTATGAGAATCGCAAAAAAAGACAGGCTACTGCAAAAGGTAAGCAGAGAGCTAAATATAGTAAAAAAACAGCTAAAAAAGTAAGGAGGGTAATGTAATGCCAAAAGGTAAAGGTACATATGGTTCTAAAAAAGGTAGACCAAAAAAGAAAAAAATGTTTAAAAAAATAAAGAAGAAAAAGTAATGCCAAAGTTTGGAGCAAGATCATTAAAAAGATTAGAAGGTGTTGATCCTCGATTGGTTAAAGTCTTAAATGAGGTGGTTAAATACTTTGATATAACAGTTATCGAAGGATTAAGAAGTCAAGAAAGACAAGATCAACTGTTAAAAGAAGGTAAGAGCAAAACAAAATTTGGCAAACATGTTCAAGGCTTGGCAGTTGATATTTCGCCATATCCAATCGATTGGAAGGCTAGGGATGATTACCATTACCTCGGAGGATTTGTGCTTGGTATAGCTAATTCTATGGGCATTAAAATACGCTGGGGAGGAGATTGGAATGCATCAAGTCTTTATAAAGGGCAAAGAACCACTAAAGATAATAATTTTGATGATCTTGTTCACTTTGAGTTAATTGATTAATGTTTTTAATATGCCCTATAAAAGAAAAAACTTGTGCTTTTTGTGGTACATCAAATGATATTCTTTATTGTGGAATAGCTAAAAATGATAACAGGATAGATCAAATGAAAAAATGTCCTTATAAACCAAGAAAGAGAAGAAGATGAAAACTAAATTTATGAAAGCAGTACATAATGAAGTGGAATCTGATAATGATTTTGTTTTAATTAATAAAGCCATTAAGCAATCCAAAAATATTAATATTCTTGATTTAATTGATATGAGTGGTAAAACAATGGGTGAAGTCGCAGAGATTATCGCATTGTTAAAAAATTGTAATCAATTAGAACTTATAGAATTTGAGGGATATGAAGCATGAGTGAATTTCAATATTGTGATGCCGAAACGTTAAGATTTTTAGTACCAGAGATAGATCAGTATGATTCTAAAAGGATGCTATCATCGAACTGGGTAGCCTCTGGAACATCTCATT